TATCATAGTAAAATCACCATCGTCACAATGAGGGCGAGGTTCAACGCCATATGTATGAGCATTAAAGTAAATTCTACGAAATCTGTCTATGCCATATTTCTCTTTAAAATTATATTTATACATGAAATGATCCCACATAGGAAGTAACCATTCAAATCCATTGTCAGTAATTTGTTTTGATGTTTTTCCAGCAAGACGATGCCAGTGATAAATTTCTTGAGTATTATCAGATTTGTGATAATAGTGCCATAAAAATTCTTTGTCTGACATTACATCGCTGACAAATTGTGCATCATGATTAGCCATGACATTATCATAAACGTGTATCTTTGATTCATTCATTATAAAAATCTAACCTCTCATTGTTACCACCATTTGCAATAGTTTTATATGTCACACTATAACGCATATCATGACAAATTCTTGCAACTGGTTCTGCACGATGCCAGTGATATGCATCAAACAATACAACCCGATTACCTTTGTAGGTAGCGTGTTCTAAAACCTCTAACTCTTCAAGTCGGTCCACACTGTTATCAATATCAGGCTCCCAGATAGTTGTTCCACCACCCCAGTGCCACTGATTCCAGTTCATGATGGGATAATAAAGCAATGTCATATTTCCCATAGTGCCGTCTGTATGAATGTGTGGTTCTTGGCCATGGGAATGAACATTTATGTAAGCATCACCATACTCTTCAATACCAAAGTCTTTTTCCAGATTAAGCAAGCTATGAATACCGCACCATAGTTCATGAACCCACAACATACCTAATTTATCAAGGGATTTTTGGTTTTGACCATGATCAGTTACCCAATGGCGATTAGGGCCTTTCTGTGGTTCCCAATCGCCATATTTTAATCCCTTCGATAACTCAAACGGATAGTAGTTTGTCCCTCTGGTAGCAGTTCTACCAGTAGGACTATAGTTTTTTTCTTTGACTAAATTCTCTACCTTTTTTGCATCTCCAGATGGAAGTACATCATCAAATATATACACACTCATTTGAACTTCCCCCTAGCCATAATCTCTGTCAAACAAGCGAGAGTGTTGATTTCTTGATCTGCAACAAACGCTGACTTATATTGGTACTCACCCAATATAATGACAATATGAGGAATAGTACTGCCATCCACGCAATCATACAAGTTATCGTAAAGACTACGGAACAGGCGTACAGGATCATTGTCAAGGTTATTGACAACCCATTTACGAACATCTGTGAACTCCTTTCTTTTCATGTGATCCATAAGTTCTTTTATGTTATCACTTGATATATTTACCAAGATGCCAGCATCGATATTTCCAGAAACAGAATATCTTTGAAGTTCATTTAGAACTCTACGCCAATCTGGAAAATGTTTTTGCACCAGTGCTGCAACAGCTTTCGGTTCAAAATTAACATTTTCTTTTTTGAGAAGTTCCAAAGAATGTTTAAAAAACTCACCAGCAAGTTCTTGCTTCTCGTCCTTTGGAATAGAGAAGTCATATGTTGGACACCTTGAGATAAGTGCTGGAATAATTCTATTTACATAATTACATGTGAGAATAAATCCACAGTTTGCACTAAACTCTTCAATGAACCCACGCAATGCAGGTTGGGTTGATTGAGGATTGAGATAATCTGCCTCATCCAGAATCAAGTATTTGCGACCACCATGTAATGACACAGTGGAAGCAAAGTTTTTGATCTTGGTTCTAAGAACATCAATACCAGACTCTTCAGAACCATTGACCATCATATAGGTTAGACCCAGCTCATCAAGCATTGCTTTAGCAGCTGTGGTCTTTCCTACGCCTGGCCCTCCAGAAAATGTGACGTTGGGAAGTTCTCCCGCTGCCACAAATTCAAGAAGGGTTTTCTTTAGTTGTTTAGGTAGTACGCACGATTGAATATCACTTGGACGGTATTTCTCCACCCATAAAAATTCTTCCATAATATATATTCCCCCTACTTACCATAATATGATTCTGGTTCAAGGGCAATAAAGTATTCAATATCCACGTTAGTGTTTTTGAAATTACTAATCTTATTCTTAGATACAGCAACCTCATATGTTCCCGGCATCAGTTTTAGGTTTTCAACTTTGAACCAGAACTTATGGTCTACATACATGGGCGTTTCATGGTCCATTTTGTTATAGTCTACTTCCATAGCAAAGTGGTTTGCTGTATCGTTCTTCTTGTCAGTGACTCGAAGACTTCCATTTTCCAATACCATATCTGGCACACCAATAACAGCAGCTGCCTTGGTAATGTCAGATAGTTCTTTATCCGAAAATTTGAATGACACTTCACATTCCGGCATCGTAATTTCCCGTGTAACAGTTGTCACAACAGACGGATCACTATACCAGTATTTGAGAGATTTTCTAGAACCCTCATTACCCATCATTACAAATTTATCTTGAAAATCTAAATCTGGACTTTCAAATAAAGACAAAGATGCAAGGAATTCATTCAAATCATAAATCGCCACATCCTTCTCAAAAGTTTCAGCTACTGTAGCACGAGCAACAATGTTTTTCATAGCAGACATTGTTGTTAACGTTGACCCTGCATTAATCATAAGGTTCTGATTGATTGTCGAATAGTTCTTCAATACAGATACCGTGTTATCACTTAGTTTCATTATCTAGATTCTCCATCTCATTAATATAAAGTGCAATGATACCATAGTGTATCACTTTTAGCAAGTCACTTCTGTCCTTACCATTCTTTTTTCCGTATCGTTGTGCATATTTCATTATGTTCCCGATACAGAAACCTTCACCATGACCACCATCTATGATAAACTCTGTGGCTTGAAACTTGTTTGATCCATAGTGTCCATCATAAGTGCCGATTATGTATTCTTCAAGTTCAGCAAGAGCTTCACCCTCGTTGTACTTATACTCACTTATCATTTGATTTTTGTTCATCATATAAACTTGCCTCACGGTCTGACATATATTTGCGCTTCTCTTCTTCACTGTCGTTTACATTCCAGTTCATAGCGATAGAGCGCCTTTCACCTTCACCAAAGAATGGCAACACTTGATGTTTCAACCACTGTGGGAATATGATCATAGTACCCTCAATAGGTTTCACATAGTCTTCTGTCTGTGGACGAAGTTGCATAAGGTCACGCATTGTGTTAACACCCCAACACAGATGAGTCCACCCATCAACGCCGCCAGATGCATTGTTAATTGTAGGAACATCAGGTGTATTTTTAATACAGTCTGGAACCTTTAACCACAAAAATCCAGAAAGACCAGCAACAGTTTTTACACCATGATCATGGAAGGGGTTGTAGTCACCAGCATATGCATGATTGCTCCAACACTGTGATACCTCTGCTTTTGCATCACGGTCATAACCCTTCTTCAGATAGGTAGTGCCTAATTGATTAAAGACTGTTTCCAGCTGCTGACCGACTTGGGTATCAAGAGGAAAATTCAGTTGAGCAGAACGCTCATCTTCTTTCAGTTGACCAACCAAACCATCGGCAAAACTTTTACTGTTTGGAATAATTTCGCTGTCAATATGCTCATTGATTTCATCAATAATTTCTTGTGGAAATTCTACTCTGAGAATATTGAAGTTTAGAATTGGACGCATAGCAATCTGCAATCCATTTGCAGACTCACCAGTAATCTCATTATATTCATCTGAACCTTCTGGGTATGTATTACCACCAGCTGTCCGAACTTTTTTCACACCATCGTCAGTTACAAAGATTTCAAAATCTTTTTCATCTTCTGCTGGTGTATTGTCTGTATCTGCCATTGCAAATTCCTTATCATTTGGATCAATCATTTTATTATAGGTATCGACAGATAGCGGACCCTTTTTATTTTCACTCAATTGAACTCTGCCATTATCAGTGATTGCTTCAATACCAAAATCAGCAATATTCACATCTTTCATTGTAACCATTTAGAACTCCTCATAATTATTATAATAAAGGAATAGGGGGGTTTTGTCAACCCCCCTTTCCAATTTAGTTTACCTCAATTAATCGAGGCTTCTTTTCTTCTGGAATGATTTGCTCAAGTTCGATAGTGAGCATACCATTTTCAAGAGAAGCACCATTGACAACGATATCGTCAGCTAGTGTAAACTTACGGTCAAACTTTCGGTAAGAAATACCACGATGATAAGTATGTTCATCTTCGGTTTCTTCTTTCTTGTCTGACCTGACCGATAGAGTATTTTCGGTCAATTCCACCGTAATGTCCTCTTTACCGAACCCGGCAAGAGCCATTTCAATTGTGTAGGTAGTGTCACCTCCCTTTTGGATGTTGTACGGTGGGAACCCTTGCGACTGCAAATTAT